CCGCTTCGACGAGCTGAGGGCGGGCCTCGCCCCAGATGTCGTAGTCGGCGTCGTCCAGGACGCGCTTGGCGATCGGCATGATGACGGCGATCTCTTCAGCGTCCAGGAACTTGTTCTTCCAGTCAAGCTTGGTCGTCTTCTTCAGGCCAATGTCTCCATTGACGAAGTAAGCCGTCGCCAAGCTGGACTGAACGGGCATGCGGCGCTGAGACCGCGGCATGTTGGGCAGCCGGCGAGCCAGCCGCATAACGATCGAGCTCTCGGTCACGCCCTTGATGATTTCCCGGCTCGCGTCCTCCGGGATGAGCGCCTGCGCGTCACCACGGGCAACCGTCTGGTCGTAGTCAGTTCCCAGGCGGTGCAGCCTGCCGTTTGCGTAGAAGACCGTATTCACCGGTTGTCTCCTTTAGGCGCGACCGAGAGCTGTTAACTCTAGCGGCGCGCCGCCTGTCGAATGGCGTCGTTGATGGAGTGGCCCAGTCCAGCGTCCTGAGCACCAGCGGCCTGGCCTCCCGTGGTCCGAGCCGGAGCAGGAGCCTGCGGTCGGAAGTCCTCCGGGTAGTCCTTCTTAAACTGTTGGGCCACCACGACGTAATCCGTCACGTCACCGGGGACCTGTCCAGCATAAAGATGGACCTTCTTAGGATTGCAGCCCTGAGCAACCAAAGCGTCCTTGATGTCGGCAAGTCGAGCCTTGGCTTCCGCCGCAGTAGCACGCTCGATGGCCTCTTTGGCCTCCTTGCGAGCCTTCTCAACTTCCGACATGTCCTTCTCTTTGAGCTGCTTATTCTCGTCCTCGATAGCCTTAGCCTTGACTCGACTTTCGGCCGCTTCACGACGAAGCTTCTCAACATACTCCCACGTCGGCGGTTCCTGTCGGGTGTCACCACCCGCAGGAGGGGCGCCCGCAGGAGGGGCTGCAGCCGGCGGAGTTCCACCGGTGCCAGTGTCACCAGCTCCCCCAACTGCTCCGGCGCCAGCTCCGGCGGTCCCGCCGCCTTCGCCCTCACCAAGCCGTTGAGTGGGCACAATCGCAAGTGCTCGAAGGATCAACCTTCGGTGCATAGTCAAAGTCCTTTCAGGGCCTCTAGCCCGTATAGTTGGGTTGAGGAAGAGCCACAACAACCCTACGTTACCATCATACCAAATGGGCTCCATGGCTCGCCAATGTTACGCCATGGCCACGTTTACGAGCCCGCAAGTTTGTTTGCGGGTTTCTGGGGGATTATTCGGGGTTCTGCTGGAAGGGACTTGGGGTGCCAGGCTGGTTAATATCGAGACCGGCTGACCCACGCGCCGCTGCCTCACGGGCCTCACGAAGCGATCGTCGATACCTCATGCTGCCCCATTCATCGCTGTGCTTCTGACCGACGAAGTCCGCTAACTGGACCTCTCCGGCTTGATACGCGGCATACGCACGGTCTCCAAGGATGGCCCTCTGGGTTTGAGAAGACGCGCGAGCAAACTCCGCGGGCCCCATAGGCACCGGCCGGCGATTCTCTTCCACTCCAATGACCCCGAGTTCTTCATAAGACTTCGTCAGCGGGACCATGGCACAGCGACAGTTGGGATGGCCATCCAGGGTATCACTCAGTTCGTGAGTTGATCCATGCATTGCCCAGCAGGCAGCACAAGTTCTAGACGTCAGCGCAGCGTGCCAAATCCAAGCCTGCACAATGTGGGCATTGGTCTGATAGCTGCGCCGCGTCACCTCTCGATATGCTCGGAGCGTTTCCGTCCGGGCAATTGTCTGAGCCTTGCTCAGATTAACACCAAGGGCGCCCCGAAGCTCGCGAGCGAGTTCAATCGGGGCTGCCCCTCTCGCCACATGAGCCACCATCGTGTCAGCGACTGCGCGGGCGCCTTCGCGCGCCAGCTGGACAAGACGGGTGCGTAGTGGCGAGCCGTCGGCGAGGTTGCCAGCTAGTGCACGAGGCACCTCTGGATCAACCTCACCCCAAACTCCTGGGGTTCGAGGAGGCGGACCAGCTCCTCAGCGTTGGCTTGGGCCGCAAACATCGCAGCCCGCTGTTCGTCGGTGATCAGGTCCGCCGCATACTCTCCGAACTCGGTCAATTCCCGAGCAGCAACCACGGTGACACTTCGAAGTCGTCCCTGTTGATAAAGCCAGGCTGGACTGGGTTCCTCGCCCGCCGCTTGCGCGGCGGCAAGCTTCCTTGCCACAGCAGTAGCTGCCGCTTGAATGCGGCGGTATGCTCTGCCATAACCCGCGACCAAGTCGCGCGAAGCCGCTCGATCACGAGCCAGAAGGTCTCGTCTATGCCTCTCCGCCACATCCTGCAGGGTCGCCATTCGTCGTATCCCCTGGTGTCGCTCATCCTATGCTTGACCTCCCGGTCAGTCGGTCAAACCATTCGCCGGCTGCGTAGCACTCTTGCAAGGCGTCGTCATCGTCGCCTTGGGCGGTATACTGGCGATGTCGCTCAAGGCAGCCCTCGAACATCTCGAGGGCGCCATCCTTAAGCTTCTGGGCCCGACGAAGGTCCGCCCGCTCCTCCACTTCGTCCCGAGTTGGGCGGAGTTGCCTGATCACGCGGCCTCTGCGCATTTCGAGTTCCTCCAGGATAGGTGCCTGCCGGTCCGCCTGCGTCGAACATTCTGAGCTGTTGCTCAGCAGTCGCCTCTGCCTCTTCCTCTTTCTCGCCCTCCATCTTTTCGATTTCTTCCTCAGTGTAACCGAGCTCACGCCAGGCCTGTTTCAGCGAGATACCGATGTCGACCTTCTTGATCTTGACGGTCTCAGCGAGCTCCTTGTCGGAGATGGGAGCCGGATCGGTCCACTTAGCGCACAGGGTAACGTCTTCTTGTCCAAGGAGCGCCAGAGCATAAGCGAAGATGGCCTCCCACACATCGCCGAAGGCGCCTTGGCGATCCATTGCCTTCTTGATCAGGCGGGCCTCTAGCGCCCTCAGAGCCTCACCAGAAGGTGCTTCGCCAGAGTGGAGCATGAAGTGGTGCAGTGGAGTGCCAGATACGCGGGCAATTTCGACCCGCAGGCCATCCTGAACGGACACCATCTTCGTCAGGTCCGCTGCCGGGAACTCACCAAATTTGACGTTCTCCGACTCAGTGGCCCAGACCTTATCGACACCGGGTTCAAACGGCACTTGGGCTTCGCCAGACTCGGGATCGATGGCAATCTCAATGCCGGTCGCATACCGCTGAGGAAGTGCGACGAACTCCATTGCAACCGCCATGTCCATGACCGACTTGTTCAGCAGATCCTGGAGCGGCAGAACGTTGGCGAGCTCGGATACTCCTAGGCCGCCACACTCGGCGTCGTTGGCGAAGTGGAAAATCGGAACCCGCTGCGGTTCGCTCTCGTCCTTCAACTCGTAGTTGACACCGGTCTCAATCATTGGGAACGGTTCCCAGGCTTCGGACTTCTCCGGGACACCGTCGTAGGCTTCCTTATTCTTGGTGATGAAGTGATACTCACCCTCAGGGAAGTAGAGCACGATCCGGTGCCGGCCATTGGGCAGGCGCCAAAGCTTGGCTCCCCACAGGATCACTTCGTGGTCTTCCGGGTCATACTCAACCGCGATGTTCCACGGGTTCTGCGGGTAGAACCTGATCCGCTTCTTCTCAGGGTCGCGCGGGTCCAGGCGAACGAGGAGGTAACTGTCACCGCACTTAACGGCAGTCTTCATGACCTCGCCAGCGCGGACGTCCATCTTGTTCGCCTCCCACAACTGATTGGCGGCGTCTACGTGGGCTTCAGTGGCATTGTCATCGGCCTCAAACTGAGTCAGCTGAAGCCGGTCCACGAGCACGTTAACGACCGTGGGGCACAGGTTGTCAGCGAACTGCTGGAAGATGTAGCCGAACGCGTTCCGCCACTTCTCAGAGGCAAACACCAGACGGTGAACGCCTCGGTAGTAGAGATAGTAGCGTCGATAATGCATGTGGCAGGCCTTGATTCGCTTAACAGCTTCCTCAAGGACCAGGGCGAGTTCCTCTTCGCTCCGCAGACGAGAATCTGGGGGAGCTGTAGGCGCCGCCGTTACTTCCATCTTGATTTCGTAGGCCATTACGCTGCCCTCAGGACGTCGATCTTGACCCCGTCCTCTTCGTCGTTAGTGAAGTGCAGCCACCAAGCACCCAAAGGCTTTGGACCGTGCCCCTTAAGGGCAGTGTAACCGCGACCGGTGCGGTGCTCAGGCTTGTAGTTGCCCACCTTGATACAGTGGACCGTCCGCTCTTGCGGAACGCCGTCGTCGTCCAGATACATCTGGCAAAGAGGCAGATAGAGCTGGTCATGTGTGTGGGAGGAAACGAGAATGTCGACATCTCCCAACCAGTTCATCTGCCGGTTAATCTGAATCGTGTCCTTCGTGACCGGTCCACCGCCGCCATAACCATGCGTGTAGTGCAGGCGGATCAGGTGACCAGCCAGGTCGAACATCACCCACCCACGCATGGAGCCGATCTTGATTTGATCCTGGTCGACACCGTTCAATTGCTCAACCAACGCCTGGAGCAAGTCGAACTGATGATGGTCCAAGATTGACTGTTCGTGGTTCCCAGGCGTCCACAGGTCGAAGATGTCCTTGTAAGGCCGAACAATCTCGGCAGCGTAAGCTGGCAGGACCTGCAGGTAGTTGTCCTTGGCCAGTTCGGGCCTCAAGGCTGCCATCGACTTGCGCTTGTCCCACTTGCCTTGCATAGCACAGAAGAAGTCACCAAACACCAGGCCACGCGCTTGGCGTTGGATAGCTTTCTTCCAAGTCCTCGTCATCAGTCGATGATTGGCGAGAACATGATCGATGTGATTGTCGGCTTGCAAGAGGAACCAGGCCTCC